AAGGCTTCCTGATACCTGAACATCCTGTTTATCCCTCCATGTGTCCGGTTTGCGGTTCTTAAGATAAAAAATAGCTGCAGTTGTGTCCGATGGCACATGCAGCTCTTCTTCAGCGTATTCAACCTTTTCCTCTTCCCTGACCTTCTTTCCGTCCCTGTACGATACTTTTTTTACTTTTATTGGCTTTTTTAACGTCACTGTATAGCCTACAGCCCGCTTGAACAGTGCATTTTCTACCTGAATATCTGCAACTGCCTTGTCCTTTTTTATGGTGTCCGAAATGTCCGGATACTTCTTCTTCCACTCATTAAGTGTGGAGCGTGATATGCCCATATTATCGGCTATCTGCTTGTCTGAAAGTCCGTCTCTTGCCCATGCTCCTATTTTCAGCAGACCTTCTTCAGTTATCCAGTATTGAGCTTTTCCTTTCGCCATAATCGGACACCTTCCTTTCTGCACAACAAAAGGCACCGGTACATACCGGTGCCCCTGTCTGAGAGGTTTTCATCAGTTGTCATGTCTTTGTACTACTTCTAGTTTACATATTACCACATTTAAAACGGACAAAACGGACAACTTTTGTATTTTTTTATTTTTTCCGTATATCCGATGTATCAAGTACTATTTAGGAAACGGTCAACCATCTTTCTGCATCCGTCCGCAGTGTTATTGCCTCCCATCCTGTCAGCAACCTGAAGCCAGCTCATATTCTCGATATACCTGTACGCTATCATCTGCCGCATCCTGCTGTCCGGCACGTCATTCAAGAATTTCTCGACCTGCGTCTCAAGCTCTGCAAGCTTCTCATCCCTGTCGATTAACTGCTGCCGGCGAACCCTCAAGAGTGTCTTCTGCCTGCTATAACTTTCATACGGGAATCCCTCTATCGTGTAATGGTGCATGTTGCCCTCTCCGCCCCTGACTGTGTCCTTGACGCTGTATCCGCTCTCCTCCATATGGTCTATCTGCCTTTCCAGCGTGGCTACCTTAGCTTCTATGTACTCACGCTCTTTCTTGACTGCGGTGTACTGGTCTAAAGCCTCTTTTAAACTCATTGTCCCTCCTAGTCTGCTACAGGCTTAACAAGATGGTTCTCCTCGACAAATGCCCTGAGCTGCTTCTTGGATATGCCAAGCTCTCCGGCCGTCTGTGTAAGGTTGAACGGTCCATCTGTGTACAGCTCACGTATCTGCGGTATGTCTGCTTCCGTGAGCTGTCTGTCACTGTGCTGTGTGTACAGCTTTACGTTAATCTTATTGGTCTTGCAGAAGTTATCTACTGTCTTGGTTGTCTTGTAGCCGTATCTGTCTGCTATGTCCTGGGTGCTGTATCCGTCTTTCAGAAGCTGGAGGACCGTGCCTTTATCCATCCTGCTCTTACGCTCCGGCGGCTGATTATTTTTCTTAACGGTCTGTACTGCTGCCTCATCCTCACCTGCTGCCGTGTCAGCTTCCGGCTCTTCTGCATCTTCCGCTGCATCATCATGCGTGCCTGCCGGCTTCTTTCCTGCGCTCTGTACCGCTTCGAGCGCCGTTGCCGCCTCGTCAATATTGTCCTTAATCATACAGCGCATGTTATAGAGTACATCCGCACGCTGCTCAACCGTTAGTGCTGAGGATGTGTCTACAAGGTTGCCATCCTCCTGAAGGAGCGTCACCTCTGCATTATCCATGACCTTCAGCACAGCGTTGCAGCTGTCAATCCTGCCTATCTGTTCATAGATTCCATTTACCACCTGCTTTGCCCCATCGATTACTTCGTTAATCTCTCTCATTGTCTTCCTCCTCCGGTTTCTCAATTATCTGATAAGACCTGACACACTCGTTAAGTCCTACATTCCTGTTAAGTTTCTCCTGCGCCTTATTGAAGGCATCCTCATCCATCCTGTACACATCTACAAGGCGGTTGAACTCTTTCAAATAATCAAGCACAACACTTGGCGGCATGTGCATGTAATCCGCCATTGCGGTTGCGCTGGCTGTGGCCACAAACATAAGCTCTTTGCTGCACATTGTTCTTGCAACCGCTGTAAGCTCTCTTGCATCAACACCTCTTACGCTGTTATGTTCGCCTCTGTACTTAACTTCACGCTCAAGGGCTTCGATGCCGCCCTTATGGGCTATGCGCAGGGCATATTCAATACCGGCGTTGTAATCTGATATTTTTTTATTCATAAGCTACTCCTTCCGCATAAACCTCTGCATTATATGATTCTTAATTGCTGACTCTCCAACATCCGGCCGGATATGTCCTTCATCCGAACAGATACCGGACTTTACTATCTCAACTGCTCTTTTCAATCCTGCGAAATGCCAGTCTGCATCCTCATCAAAGCCATGTTCCCGAGCATATCCGCAATAATCGGCATGTGAATACTCTGCTTCTTCCTTTAATCTTTCAACAACCTTATCAATGTCATAGGCTGTTGGCTGCTCCTTAACCGCTTCTATGCACTCCTGTATTACGTTACGTATATCTGCATTATCTTCACCGCTGTAAGATGTTTCCTGTCTTGCGTAATCATCTAGGTACGCTATAAGGTCATCTGCGTCTATTAATCTCATTCTTTTATCACTCCTTATGCAAATCTTAATTGTCCAGTCCGTTCATACTCTTACATTTGGCATACGTTCTGCGATGCACATTTCTGGCAGATTTGCCTTAACAAGTGCTGCTGGTATTGGTGGGCACACTGCATTACCACATCTTCGTACCTGCTCACTCCGCGGATATGCCTTTCCAGTATAATCATGATCAATAATGTAATCTTCCGGAAATCCCTGGCATCCGTACAGCTCACGTGGCTCCAGCATCCGCAATCCGATATCTACAATTTGATAATCTGTCCCATTGATAGTTACCAGTCCGAATCTGTCCTGAGCCGTCACGGTGTCCAGCGGTGCCTTTATATCCTGTCCTGTTCCCTGTCCATAGTATTTAATCAGAAAGGCTCTGACCTCCCCGAAGTGTCCGTCTCCGGCTGTGATCGTTGGTAATGGCTGTCTGATATCTTTTCCGTCACAATGATTATTCATCTGAATCAGATTCGCTGTAACAACGCTGTTATGATCCCATGCGGTCACTGTCGGAAGCGGGTTTTCTACTGTTTCTCCAGCACCCTTATATCCTCCGTCATAGTACTTATGCAGAAACGATGTGACCAGTCCATATCTGTTCGAGCCATCCACAGTCATAATCGGATCTTTAATGCTCTGCCCCCGGACTTCTCCCTGTGCCGTCTCAGAATGATACTGGATAAGCGTAGGACTGATAAGACAATGTTCATTTTTACTCACGATAGTTGTGAGAGGCTCTCTTACATCCTTACTTCTGTCTGCCGTAAAGCCAGTCTGCCCGATCTGTACCATGTACGGCTCGCACAGATAATGTTTTCCACTCCCAACTATGGTCGGCAATGGTTTCTCTACATCATGTACTCTGGGTGCCTGTCCGTCCCTTTCGCCATATCCAATAGGAATCATGTAAGGGTTCTACCACACCATAACCGTGTTTTCCGGTAATTGTCGGCATTGGCTCCCGAATATCATTCGGTCTGCGCTCGCCGCCGTGGTTGCACTGGATAATAAACGGTTCTGGGTTCTCAAGCACAAACTTTTTCAGTCCTCTTGCAATCCGCTCCATCGTCTTAGGTGCCAGTGGCCGTACTGCCCGGATCCCGTATTTCTCCTTGATCTCTTCCGAGGTGTCAAAGATGCTGGGGCACGGCAGGGAAAAGTCCAACTGTGTGTATGCTCCTACATAGGGCTTGAGCAATCCTTTCTTCACTTCTTCGCTGTCTGCCGGTGCGTGTGTCGGCTCCGGCCAGATGATGGGCTTCCCGTCACACCTCGCAATCATGAAAAATCTCTTGCGCATGGTGGGTGCACCATAGTCAGCAGCAATCAGCTCCTTGAATTGCACCTCATAGCCTAAATCTGTAAGCTGCTGGACAAACTTCTCAAAGGTTTTACCCTGCTTTGCCTTAATGGGATGATGCCCTCTGTTCAGTGGTCCCCATGTCTTGAATTCTTCCACATTCTCCAACATGATTACTCTAGGTCTTACCAGTCCAGCCCATCTGCACGCTACCCATGCCAGACCTCTTATATTTTTATCCTTTGGCTTGCCACCTTTTGCCTTGCTGAAATGTTTACAATCCGGTGAGAACCAGGCAAGCCCTACAGGATGTCCATTGCATGCCTGCACCGGGTCTACCTTCCATACGTTTTCGCAGTAATGCATTGTATCCGGGTGGTTTGTCTTGTGCATTTTGATAGCCTCTGGATCATGGTTAATTGCTATATCCACACTATAGCCGGTTGCCAGCTCAATCCCTGTGGATGCACCGCCACCACCGGCAAAGTTGTCAACTATAAGTTCACCGTTTATCATGACAGCACCTCCGGGAAATCTCCAAAGTCCATCTGTAAGTATGTTTCGTAATTCATCCATACGCTTTCCAGCCTTGGCTTACCATATTCTGCACAACTTGGAAATTGTCTTTTTCTCCATCCTGACAGATACTCGTTATACATATCATTTTCATACCCTGATATCATGATTTTTGCCTTGCTGTGAAATATTATTTTCAGCAGTTCCTCATGCTCCGCATCTGTCATTTCGTGCTTGTACTGCCTGCCTCTCCTTGTATCCAACATATACGGAGGATCTAAATACATAAATACATTATTGTAATTAAACCGCTCTATCACTTCTAATGCCGGACGGTTTTCAATCTGCACCATGCGCAGGCGTTCAGCTATATCAATAATCCATTCCGGCAGACGGTACCAATTCCATAATGCGTAAGCCCTCTCCCTGCCCTGCACATCATTTTTCCATCCTACCCTGCTGCCATTTGTGCGGAAACCGTGTACCTGCCAGCACTTGATTAAAAATCGTAATGCTTTATGATATGGTTCATCCGGCATCATCAGCTCCCATACATCCAATTTATATGTATCCTCATATTTTTCACGGCTGAACGGCGTACTCATTACCATTCTTGCAAGATGTTCCGAATTCTCCTGTATACAACGGAAAAGATTCACAACATCATGGTCTAAGTCATTAATTGTTTCAATATCTGACACCTGTTTATTAAACAGTACCGCCCCGCTGCCAAAGAATGGCTCTACATAACTATGATGCTCTGGTATTAAATTTACTAACCGTGACGCAATGTTCCATTTACTTCCCGGATATTTTACGATTGATTTCATTTTATTTGTATATCGTTGCCCCATCTGGGGGCTCGGCTCCCTTCTTGCTTTTTTTCTTTTATTGATTTATAATTAACCGGTTAATATAGCCAACAATCTCATTACTTACTATTTTACTTTCCTGCTGCTCTGTCTTATGGTCGTGCAACCTTAAAAATAACTGTAAATTCAGACTTATCTTTTCAGGAGGTACTATCATGTCAATAATCGATTTCATACAAAAAGTTTCAGTGGGTGCAGGTACGCGTGGGTTTTGCATTGGAACCAATGGAGCAGGAGCAGAGGAGTAAGTAATATTTGGACGCCGAGGGGTTCGATTCCCCTCAAGCCCACTATTTTTCAAATGTACATCCTTACATCTGCAATTATCTCTGCAATATTTCCATCTTATGTCTCATCCTAATTGTCCTACCCCGCAAGCTCTACTTTCTCAAGTGCCTCAACAACCGTCTGCACATCAGGATTATCAATGCGTATGTTCTGCACGGATACTGCACAGATATTGTTGTACCATAAGAATCCCGTGTAACCGTCAACCTCATTCATTGCGTATGGTCCTTCCGGTGATGTCTCAATTTCAAGGTTAAGCTCCTTGCGGCCTATCAGGTTGAGCCTGCTGCCATTTACAAGATATATCTTTCCACTGCCCGGATGCTGGAGCATGCCGTTGATACCATATGACATCTTTGTTGTCATATAATTCTGTGTATATCTGTTCTGCATCCCGTACAGGTCCATCCACGCAGGCATTGTTATCGGCTGCAGCTCCCTGCCGGCATGCATCTCAAGGCACTGTCCGTCAAGCGGGAGGCCTCCGAGTATCTCAAACAGGATGCCCTTTGTCTTGTTCGGGATATATGCCTCATTCATGTTTATTATCCAGTCAGCCCCGGCAAGCATAAGCATGCCGGCATCTGCCGCATCTGAATAGGCTCTTGCTATCTTAACGCCCTCGACCTTGTATGAGTTATTAAGAGTTCTCTTGAATTCTGTGTTATTTATAAACATATCTGCCTCCTTTATACCCATGTTTCGACAATGCATGAGTCATCCTCTGCTCCGGGTGCGAACGGAATCATTCCCAGAAATGTTTTTATTATGTCCGCGTGTATTTCTTCAATTTTTCTGCGGCGTATATGTATATTAAGCGGCTGGCCGTGGTCAAATACCCTTGCAACGAACCATCCCGGATAATCTGCCGGATTCCTGTACACCGGAATCATCGGCATTGTTATTCCCGA